GCTGCTGGAGTGAGATCTCAAATTGCTGGTCGTGGAGCGCACATAGCAATCCTTGATGATGTGATGTCTGAAGAGGATTCCTACTCAGAAGCAGGTAGACGATATGTAAAAGAATGGTATCCTGCTGGTCTACGCACACGGATCATGCCTAATGGTTCCATATTAATCATTAATACTAGGTATCACTACGATGATCTATGCGGTTGGCTCTTAAAACAAGAGGAAAATGCAGGTGATTACGACATAATACCGTGGGATGTAGTGAAAATACCTGCATGGCTGGACGAAGATGCAGCAGAACTGCTAGAATTACCCGTAGGTGGCAGTTATTTCCCTGAATGGAAGCCAGATGACGTACTCAGGGTAGACGAACATGAGATAAAAGCTAGTAATGGTAGCAGATATTGGAACTCACTGTACATGCAAGACCCTACTCCAGAAGAAGGTGGGTTAATCAAGAAGAAATGGATACAAGAGTGGGAAGAAGAAGACCCACCTAGCTGTGAATTTATAATACAGACCTATGATACCGCATTTTCCACCAGAACCACGGCTGATTACAGTGTAATCCAGACATGGGGCATATTCTACATGTATGATCAAGATGATAGTGGGTATGAGAACTATGTTGCCAACCTAATACTGCTAGGTAACGTCAAAGGTAGGTATGAATACCCAGAACTACGCAGACTTGCACAGAGATTGTACGCTGATAACAAGCCTGACGTATGTATGATAGAGAAAAAGGCGAGTGGTCAGTCACTCATACAGGATATGCGTAGGGCAGGGTTGCCTGTTATGGAATACACCCCAGATAGAGATAAGGTATCCAGAGTTTATGCAGCTTCACCTATCATGGAAGCAGGTAGAGTATGGATACCCAACAATAAGAAGTGGTCAGAAGACCTCATAGAGGAATTAATACGGTTTCCCAATGCTGCTCATGATGATCAGGTGGATGCCATGACAATGGCTATACACTACATGAAGGAGTCGTGGCACTTAGAACACCCCGATGATCCTGAATGGGAAGACGAACCTAAACAGCCTAGCAAAACTTACTGGACGTTTTAATTTGCCGATATAAAAAAACTGTGATATAATAAAGGCAAACAGTAAAGGGGATATCTATGCGAGATTCTAAAAATATTCTACATGCAAAGCTAGGTGTATCACCTATGGAACGTCAGTACGGTGGTGGTCTTGATGATGCCTATATGAACAGACGTAGAAGCAGTGCCTTTGCTGCTCCCAATGCTACCAGTGCTTTTGCTTCCCCTATGAGTCAGGGTGGTCTTCCTACAATCTACCGTGAACAAGGTGGTCCTCTACCTATTACTTCTGTCTATGGACAAGGTATCCCTAGAATAGTTTATCGTGAGAATGGTGGTGATTTTGGTTTTTATGGTGATTATACTCAAGAAGATATAGATGAAGCTATGGCTCCTGATCTTCCAGAAGCAGCATTTGGTGCAGGACAATATAATCCAAAGATTAATATATCACCAAGACCTACTGGTATCACTACTGAAAAAAATCAAGAAACAATACAAGCAGAAATAGCTAGACAAAATGCTATAAAAGCAGCAAGAGAGGCAGATAGAGGAATACCACCAGAAGCAGCATTTGGTGCTGCTAAAAAAGAAGATGAAAGAGATGAAGTTGTAGATTTTTGGAGAGATCCTAATAATATATTAGCAATACAAGCACGTAATAATAGAATCATGGAAGATGTTAATAGAGGACGACCTTCAGAAGAAGAGTATGAAAATTATTATAGTAAATTAGCAAGAGAAGCTATGGACAAACAGAATAGAGAAGCTAGTAAGGCTGGTAATCTATTCCCCGGATTTAATGTTTTAACAGGTAACCCTCTCACACCAACAGAACAATTAAGAGCAGCCCTACCTTTTATACCTTCTCAAAGAGATATAAAAGAGGAGCGTGATTTTCAAGAAAATAAAAAATGGGTAGCCGAAGTAAATAAATATATGAAAAAAGAGGACGAGAAAAAAGCATATAAAAATTTTGATAAACATCTAAATCGACAAGCAGATAGAATTACTAATTCTAATCTTCCACCTGCTGATAAAATAGCAGCTAGAAATAGTTTAAAAGATACTATAAATAACTACGGTATTAAAGATGAGGAAACAGTAACTAAAGTAGTAGATTCAATAGTTAAAGGTTCAGAAATAAATAGAAAAACAGGTGGTGGTCTTCCTACTATTTATAGACAAGATAGTGGTCAAACTGATTTCAGTGAAGAAACTGATTGGTATGGAGATGCTGAAGAAGTTGCTAATCAAGCTGCTGGACCAACTGGAGAGGATGATTGGACAGCTGCAAAAGCACAAGCACAGTTAGGAGCAATGCGTGGACCTTCTAAAACAATGCAAGAATTAGAAGAAGACAAAGAACTTGGTTATAGTCCAGTTGAACTTGCTAATATATATCAATCACAAGGTGATAAAGAAAACGCATCAAGAGTAATCAACGAAAGTATTTTAAGTAATACAGCTAGAAATGCTTTACTAAGTTCTTTGTATGGAAAAGTAGGTGGGAAAGGTGGTTGGGACGGTGTTGAAAACTTTATAGCTAATATGTCTCCTGAAGACCTTGCAAACTTTAATGCTGCTGCTAGTGGAAGTAGTTGGTTAGGGGATATAAAAGGAGATGATCCTAGTAAAGGTTGGAGATTTGGTGGTCCAGAAGGAACTCTAGAAGACATTTTTGAAAAATCTGTTATAGGAGCAGAAGAGGGATTACAAAAATTATTAAAAGATCAAAAGAAAAAAGAAGAAAAGAAAGAAGAAAAATCTGTTGATAAAGGTTCTACTCTTGGTAGTTTATTAAATTATATAGAAAAAGGTATTTCTAAGTTAACTGGTGGAAAAAGTTTAACTCCTGAGACTATAGAATCTATGCAATCTTTTGCAAAGTCTCAAGGAGATGAGTTTATTCCTACAAGCGTATCTGATTCAACGATAGGGAAAGCTTTAAGTTTTATGTTACCGGGACCATTAGGAATGCTTCCTAAACCTATAGGAGTTTACAGAACAAAGAATGGATTAGAATTTGATGTAGCTGCTGATAGATCTCTTTCTTTAAGAACACCTACACCTAATATTGATTATGGTAATGATGTATCTACTACTTCAGATAAACCAGAAAAAAAGAAAGAAGAAGTAAAGAAAGAAGAAGAAAAGAAAAGCTACATGAAAGATTATTTTTCAGGTTTACAATCTTTAGATAACACAGGTGACTTAAAAAACTTTTATGAAAAAAAATCACTTGAATATATATACCCTAATAAAACTAGTGCAGAAATTAATGCAATGATAAATAAACCATAGGATAGACAATGGCAACTGAACGCAACCCATATGATATGAAACCAGAAGAACTAGGCAATGTAGTTCCTATGGCAGCAGTCGAGGAAGAAGAAATAAATGCTACCTTTGAAGTTGATCCTACAGATGGTGGAGTAATCGTAGACTTGTCTGGAGAAGAGAGTATTGAGATGTCTCCTTCACAGGCTATAGAAGAGTGGTATGATAATTTATCAGATACCTTAGATCCAGAATACTTAGATGAGATAGCTGACAATGTTATAGATAGCTTCCAAGCTGATAAAGACTCAAGGGCTGAATGGGAGTCTATGTTTGAGCGTGGCTTTGATCTACTAGGTCTTAAGCTAGAGCCGGGAACAGATCCCTTTGATGGCGCATGTACAGCCGTACATCCACTTCTGATAGAGTCAGCAGTTAAGTTTCAATCTAAGGCTTCAGCAGAACTCTTCCCTGCCAGTGGTCCTGTCAAAGCAAATATTATGGGTAAGTCTACCCCTGAAAAAGAAGCACAGGCTAACAGAGTACAGAACTTCATGAACTATCAGGTAACTGAGCAGATGCCAGAATACTTTGATGAGTTTGAAAGAATGTTGTTCCATCTCCCCTTAATAGGTTCTGCATTCAAGAAGGTTTACTACAGTGCTACACTGAAACGGCCTGTCTCAGAGTTCATACCTATTGATCAGTTCTATGTATCTTACTATGCAACTGACCTTAGAAATGCTGACAGGTACACACACCTGATCTATCGTAGTCCTATTGATATGGAGAAGGATATCAGGGCTGGTGTTTATGATGACGTAGACCTACCAGAACCAAATGAAATTAATGTTACAGGGTTTACTCAGAAGATGGATACCATTATTGGTATGTCTCCTTCCTCTGACAATGACCCACAGTATCTTTTACTAGAACAGCATTGCTATCTAGACATAGAAGGTACAGGAGAATCACTTCCTTATATTGTTACAGTCATAGAACAATCAAGGCAAGTGTTAAGTATTCGTAGAAACTATGAACAGAAAGACCCGAATAAAGAAAAGCGTAGTCACTTCGTACACTACCGTTTCGTGCCGGGGTTTGGTTTCTATGGATTAGGCTTGATTC